GAAGGTAGGTCTAAACCATCTGGCTCAACTCCGGCTGGTGCCACCACCACACCGCGTAAATCAGAGGGTATATACACCGTTAGGGGGTTTGAAACCCCCTTTTTGTCTCTCGGTCCACTTTCAGGATGGTCAAGAAGTTGCTGTTTGGCTTTTTTACTAAGTCTCATACTATTCCTCCTCCGAGGCTTTTGCCTCTCATGTATTTAAGATACTTGATTCCCACAAATGTCAAGAAGTTTTTTCAACTTTCTTTTCACGCACTGGGCTTCAGCTTCGGGTGATTGGTGTTCTTGGTCAACCATACTGTGCTCCTTCTCATAAGTCAATACTACATATTCATATAAGTTGACTACACAACTCTCTAAATAGAGGAGAATGAATTGAATCTACCTAAAACCAAAAAAGAAGCTGTAACTGCTGGCTCCCCCTTCTATTACACTGGGAACCCCTGTACAAAGGGACATCTCGATAAACGATACACTTCATCATCCCAGTGCTTAACTTGTTCTGAAAACTGGAAAGCCGACAACAAGGAACGTCTAGCCCAATCCAAAAAGAAGTGGAGAAGGAATAACCTTGAGAAAGCAAAAGAGAGCAGCCGCCGCTGGCAGGAAAAGTCGGGGCAAAATAAAGCGTGGGATGCCACTCATCCAGAGCAGCGAAGGATAATTGCTCGGGCTTATTACAAAAAGAGGAAAGCCGACCCACTGTTTCGTCTATACAAAAACACACGTAAATCTGTATGGGAGAGTCTCAAACAGATTAAGGGGGGTAGGTCTTGGGAGATTCTTGTGGGATTCACATTAGAGGAATTGAAACAACATCTGGAATCTAAGTTCACAGGAGAAATGACATGGGAAAATTATGGTATAACATGGGAGGTAGACCACATCAAACCTTTAGCAGCCTGCTCTTCATTTCATGAAGCGTGGCAGCTTAACAACCTTCAACCGCTGCCGCCATCGGTCAATCGAAGCAAAGGAGCAAACTATTCATCGTCATAATCAACAGGGTCGGTTACCTCCAAGTCAGGTTCATACTCATCCTCACGGCTACGATGTGCTCGTTTTCTACCTTCAACGACGTGCCCATCATTGGTTACAAATAACTCTCCCAACGTTTCCTCGTCGTCTTCTTCGTCCTCGTCACGGTCAAGGTCAATGTCATCAAACTCTTCTTCGTTGTATCTGCCCATGGCGGCACAACCTCCTAGCTTCTGCTATAGATATGTCATAGTTGAAAACTAGGAATGCGACCTATCATTTCAAACAGTTCGGTGATAGACGTAACTTTCCATTTCCTACGCCGGTCGGCACGGACTTCAAGTATGAAGGTGTCATCAATGGAGAATTTGCCTAAGAGCGGGTCCGAAATAACGAACTCCCGGTCACCTATCGGTGCCCCGGAGACCATCTTTCTTCGAATCTTCAAGCTGTCGATTTCGACGCCGTTTACTCGCAGGTACAGTTGTAAACTCATGTAAGTGGTGACCTCTCACTACTTCGAAATACTGCAACTTGATTCAAATATGCGATAAACTTTGCATAGGACATCCCTCTTTTGAACTCGTTACAAAGCCCACAACACGGAACAACATTTGTTAGTGTATACCCGACTTGATTATCCACACGGTCAATGCCATTGTAATAGTAGGGTGTTCTTTTCTTTTTCGTCTTGCAATTGGAACCAACGGCCCCACAATAATGACATGGAGATTCGAATAGTTGGTACACCTCATCATCGGCTAAGTCCCACGAATAGCCTCTTACCCCAGCATTGTGTTTGTATGACCACAGTACAAGGCTCCTTAATCCCCTGCCACTAGTTTTTCGATTTCGAAAACGACAACCGCAACTGTGACTCTTGCCCCCACGTAAGCGTGACTGTGGCACCGACCGTTCTGTACCGCAGTCGCACCTAACCACTCACTGGTTGGTTCTAGCGTATGGTCACTGGTTGGTTCTAGCATTGGCTGAACCATCTAAAAAAACAAGTACGATGCCTCTGCCCTGTTAAATCCAGCTTACCCATTTTGAGTACCTCAAAGTAGGAGTTGTAAAATTAGGAACTCACAGCGGAGGATTTTAGCATGTTACGAAGAACGGAAAGATGGGACTTGAACCAGCGAGTCGTCTTGCCGGGTGCCTTGTCAGCCTCTGCCTTGAGGTCATAGAGCGGCTTGGGGAGCCAGTCGGTGCCTGTAGCCTTCTTGTGCTCACGGATGAGCCTCATAGCCTGTCTCTTTAGCTTACGCCACTCACTGAGACGGTGGTCATAGTCTCCAGTGGCATTGTACGTCTTCACATCGCTCCGAATCCCGTCATCGTAAGCACCCAAGAGGGTCTTGGCCGCTACGAGGCGAGTGTGTGCTTCCGGGTTCCACTTTTGAAAAACAGGGAAGCAACACTCGCCAGACGGGACGGAGCGGCCTTGCGGGGAGCGCAAGGTGTAGACGTTGCGGATGTCACGTCCGCATAGGGCGCACTTCGTAAGGGTGGACGAATGGTAGAATTGTCCCCTAAACTCGAAGTTTGCAGGGTCGCCGAACCGCTCCGATACTTCACGTCTATCTCTCACTGCATAGTTCCTTTTATAAAATTAGCCACCCTTTTCAAGTAAGCCGTAAACTCAGCTTCGGTAGAATCCTTTTTTGCTCTATTACAAAACTTACAACAGGGAACCACGTTACCTGACACATACCCACGACTGTTATCAACCCGGTCAATGCCATTATAATAGAGAACTCTCTCTTTTTTACTGCTGTTATTCTCTGTTTTTCTAAACACCCCTAGTAAATCTGAGCCGCAATAAATGCAAGGCTTTACTATCAGTTTATCAAACTCCTCCCCAGTGAGTTCCCACTTGAGTCCGCGTCTGATGGCGTTGTGCTTATACATCCATCGTAAGTTGTTAAACAACCCTCTATTATTAGGCAGCAGCCTTCTAGCTACAGCCTCCTCCTGACGGCGACAGCCACAGCTTGTGCTAAACCCCCTGAGTAGTGAGTCCCCTGAAACCACACTCACTGCACCGCACTCACATTTTACTGACCAGAATCTCCCTTTAGATTTGAGCCCCGCTGGTCTATCCGCCGACGCCGTAACAACCCAACGACCAAACTTTTGTTCTGTATAGTCCGTAAGCTTCATATCAAACCTCTAACAATGATATTGATAGCTTACGGACTTGTTTACTTGCTAGAATTGACGTTGGTACTCTTGAACAGGGTACCACAGATGAACAGCAAAGCCCACGTTTGCCAGAAACTCAGCTTCGCCACGCCGAACAGAGCCAGAAGCACAGACGGCAGGAAGAGCCAGTTAATCAGCCACATGACAGGCCACGTAATGATGACGATAACAACCGCCAACACAAGGAATACGAGAACGCCCACTCCAACTGCTGCTGGAAGGGTGCCGGGAGTGTAACTCATGGGAAATACCTCTGTCCCCTAATACTGGGATTTCAGTATCCGAATCTCGTCGCGGATAGCCTTCAAAGCTTCCTTGCCCTCGGCGTCGAATTCCTTCTTCGCCAAAGCGCCTTCCTGCTTCTTGAGTTCCTTGGTCTTCTCCTCGTACTTGCCCAAGAGGGCAATGACGGCATCCTTGCGCTTGACGATTTCCTGTGCATCCTTGCGCTTGACGATTTCCTGTTGAGTGAGTTCGCCAATGACCAGTTCACGAACCGCTTGACCCTTGGTGGTAGCGGCATCCTTCACAACCTGCCACAAAGCAACGGCGGGAGGAATGGAGGAAGAGGCTGGTGCGGTTGAATCGGTGGCGGCGGGAGTCGGCTCGGTCGTCGGCTCAGGAGTGGGTGTTTCGTTTTCGGCCATAGAATGGTCCCCTTCAATCAGTCTTACCATCTGATTATACACGAATCGTGATGGTAGTTGGTGCTTCAATTGTGCCTACCCCGGCGACAACCGGAAAATGGGCACAAACTTCGGAGAGGCGGTCGGTGTACATCAAGAAGACCTCCTCTGCATAAACTTCATGGAACTTCCGTCCCACCATCCTGTCCATCGCTCTGTCGATAGTAAGCACGACCGGCTCTTGCAGAGTGGGAAAATGGGTCTTGAATTGGTGAAGAAACTCTTGAGCGATACCCTCAGTGGGGCACAGCACACCTATGGTCTCAGACTCCGGCAAAAGTAGGGTACGCTCACCAATGAAGTGTACCAGACCTGTAGTCTTCCCTGATGCACGTCTGGTCACAATCACCGGGAGGTCACGGTTGATAGGAGCGGTCATTGCATCTTCTCTCGATGAACGAGGACGATTCTCTCGGGTGAGAACGATGTCCCGAAGCTGCTTTCTGATTTCAGTTGTTGACACCTTGTTCAAAGTAGCCCTTGCCATCGCAGTGCCTCCTTACACTTTCTACCTGCGAACAAACCTGTGCCGTCGCAAGTCTCACACGTCTCTGGTCCGGTTTCTTCAACCATTGACCACGACTCTTCGGGTTGTTGTTTTTTGTTTGTTGCCATGAGGGTAGAGCCCTGAGATGGGGAGTCTCAGGGCTTCCAAGCTTACTGCTTGTTGGTGGGGATGTTGAACAGCAAGCCGCTCTTGCCATCGCCACTGTTGACCACGGTTGCTGGCATCTGCCCATTCCAACGCCAGATGGCGTCGTGCTGGTTATCCAGTGCCTTGTTCTGAAGAATGACCGGCGTGATGCTGGCAGTACGAATACGGTTGGCTTCTGCTTCACCTTGAGCCGCTGCGATAGCTGCCTTGGCTTGACCTTCAGCCGCAGCGACCTGCTTATTGGCGTCGGCCTGAACCTGCTGCAACTCCATCTGCTTCTGAAGTGCGAGTTGCTGAGCCTGATTCTTCGAGTTGATTTGGTCGAGCACAACTTGCGGCGGACGCGGAGCACCTGTCAAACCCAGTGTGTCAATCACCACACCATACTGACTCACTTGCTGTTCAAGGCAAGTCTTGGCATCCTTCAAGAAGGCTGAGTTGTCGCCCATAATCTGTGCGATTTCATACTTCCCGGCTGCATCGTTCATGCAGTTGCGCGTCACGTTGCGGAGATAGCCATCGGTGAACACTTCGATGTCCTTCGCCAAGAACTTCACGTAGAACGCCGGTACCTTGTCAGCTTGAAGGATGTAGGAAAGGTTCACGTCGGCGTTGATAGCCATCGAATCCTTGTTGGTGAATGTCACTGACTCATCGGAAGGCTTGCCTTCATCGGTGCTCTTCGTCCAGTGAACAGTTTGCATGTTGGTGGGATACTCAATCACCGAAGTGAAGAATGGGTTGTAGAATACCCAGCCGGTGGATGCTGTGGAATTCAAAACGCCTTTGTCATTACCCGCCATGTCAACTTTGATGCCGACATGTCCGGGGCCGATACGGGTGCAGCTCGTGAGTGAAACTACGCACAGCATTGAAACCGCCAATGCCGCAACACTAAGCAGACGGGTCGTCTTCATGGGTTTCCTCTTTGGTTGGGTCTACGAGTGAAGATGCAATCTTCTTCACCCGCGAGATAATGAACTTCACGTCAGCTACAACGAGAGCCATAAGGGCTAGGATTCCCGCTGCGAATGACCAGTCATAAGGGGCTGTCATGCCGATGAACGAATACTTTACAACGTAGTAGTTCAGAACCAGCATGAGGAAGTACGGTAGCAGGGTCTTAAAGTAGAACTTCATTCTACCCTCCGACCATGCAATACCCAACTTTTGGGGTTTTTATTGAGGAAATTTAGATAGAGCCAACCGCACCCTGAGCCTTTGGAATCTCTGGTGCGGCGTCTGTGAATGAAGCAACCTCGGCGGCGAGGTTCTCGATTTGCATATAGGATGCAAGCAGATAGGCTAGACCGTACTTGGTGTTCTTGATGCCATGCTGGAGCCACGACACATCATAGGCTTGACCTGCATAACGGTCCCATTCGCAGCGGGCAGCGACTGGAGCATAAACGCTACTATAGAGTGCAACTCGATTGGACACTAGATTACTGAGTCCTATAATGCCCTCGAAAGTGGGGGCATTGACAGCTACCACAGACAACCCCTTAGCCGGGAAGTCCTCTTGTACCTTAGCAGCAAGCAACCCGCCAAGCCCGATGCCAAAGATAACTGAATTGCAGGGTATCTCAGGCAGAAGGTACGACCGAAGCCAGAGATAGGACTCCAAAGCGGATGCGTTCTCCTTGTACTCATAGGGAGGGCGAGGCCGCTTGAAGAAGCCCTCGACCGTGCCTACCTTAGTTGCCATGATACCCGCCAGCTTCTCCACATCTTCTGGAGTGCCCCGGTCATGGAGAAGGTAGTGTCCCCTGAATCGTGTGAAGTCCATCAAACCCCTCGCAGTCCTCTCTCACTGTCAATCAATACTCTGAATAGCGGACCGACGTGGACACTAACATCCTCAATGTCGGTTCGCACCCCTTGAAACTGGTAAAATCTTGACTTCCCGCACACATTGCATGTTTGATGTGCGTCATAAGGATGGGGGTACTCCATCCCCCTACTTCGGAATGGAAACCCCCAGTTGTGGCGGCAACCTAACCACCAGTCCATGAATCGCTCGAACCACGAGTAGAGTTCGATGCCGGGAGGAAGGACAAGCTTGCCTTTCGACATGCCTATTCCCCCTTCCCCTCGACATAGAAGCGGTTGTCGCGACCGAATGGGCGTACTAGCTTCCACAGTCCCTCATACGCCTCAGCCTCGCGACCGTTGTAGAGCAGCAATGCCGCCGTCACGATGTCACGCTCGTAGCCCTGAGTGGTCAGGTAGTCCTTGCGCTCCACATCGTTCTTGAACAGGCGACGAGTGCCTTCCCACGTCACAGCATCAGATGCCGCGACAGCCTTCACCAAGTTGCCATGGAACGCCTTGGTGAGCCCCCGCTGCCACTGCTTGACCCATGCAGCGAACTCGGAGGGCACATTCATGGTGTGGGTGGTCTCGCCGGTCTTCCGATTGTACTTCGTGTCGGTTACTAACCATGGGTCCATCGGATTCGCCAACTCAGCCCAAATCATCTGCGGGGTGATGCCCGTCAGAATCTTGTGCAACCTACAATATTCAGCAAGTTTTACCTTACTCTTCAGCGCCGGGTGCCCTGCGTGATTAACAGATACGACGTAGCCTTCCTCTTCCAAAGAAGGGTCAGCGACGGCGGTCGAAATGTCAATGTCAAACTTCTCAACAATGCGACACCAAGGCTTACCGGACTGAGAGTATGAGTTGAGGTTCGTCCAGAGTTCGTGCAACTGTTCATAGGACATTTCCTCACCAGTCTCGTTATTGACGGCGGTTAATAGGCACAATCCAGACCAAGTGTATGGGATAACGATACGCAACTTCTCATCAATCAACTCCCAAATAAGTGTCCAACCTTTGGGGATAAACGCCGTTGCGCCGTACTTCACGAACTTTTGAAACTTGGCAGTTGCGAACTTTGCCCCATCGGACTCAAAGGAGCCACGAGTTGAGATGCCCCACTCCCCACTGTAGTTCCATAGTACCCCCATCTGTCCATCCATCTTACGGGTGATGGTTAACCTTGAACCCCATTCTTTGGCACACCGAAGAAGATAATCGCTGTCCACCACAGTGTCTTGATTAACCCCAAGTAAGAACCCTTCTTGACCGAGGTTCCAAAACTTGGGCATACACCGAGAAATTATTTGATTGTTATCATCAACAATAAGTCCTCGGCACTGCACCGTGACCTCATCCCAAATCCGGTCAAACGTGGCCTTCTGCGTGTAGTTTAGAATCCTCAGGGGAAGTGTGGGATGTTGACGCTGAGAGACTACACCCTCCTCAATGTGCCGTAATAGCTGATTGACATCCATCAAATTGTTGAGCATCATCACTAACTCCTTCATGTCACCCCTTCAAAAAACACCCCTAGTCCATGCTTCTAGTATACTGGGCTAGAGCGGGTTTTGGCTACTATTTTCCTCCATAAATTTTTGCAAATGACTGTTGACTGTACTTTTTCCCACCCCCAACTGGAGGGCTATGGCTCTCTGTGTCAACCCCTGTTTTCGCAAAACAACAATCTGAGTAGTCAGCGTGTCCTCTCTTCTGTACTTTTCCCACCTGTTGGTTCTCGCCGTCGTCAATTGCTCCAACTGCACAGGGGTGGGTCCACACTCCCACTGACGTTTACCAGCTTCAGATAATTTGACACGGCAGCTAGGGGTTGAACAACCTTCTGCTCTCTTAGCTGCAACATCAGGGTCTCTCGCTCGTTTGAGATTGTTCAACTGAACTTCACTCTTAGGGGCGGCTTTCATCTTAGCAATAGTCTCAGGGGAATATACACGTCCCTTCATTTTTGCGCTATGGTTCCTTCTCCACTCATCAGTGTGAGTACCTGTAAACCCCTCCCCACCCTTACAAATGTTGTAACCAACCTGAGGATTGCGAGTGTCATAGAAAGCAATGAGAAGAGTCTCTAGGCGGTCTAGCTCTTCCTTGGTGTCAACTTCCATGAGAGGCTCGATTGACCACACATCTTTGGGGTGTTTACGCATAGAGTTAAAAAGATGAGACCCTCGACCATGACCCTTGCGTCTTAGTTCGTATTCAGCTTGGCTCAGTTTCATCTGAAGGTATTTCTTCAGATTAGTCCCTTTGTGTTGACCAATGTAGACCTTACCTGTTGCACTGTTTCGAATAACGTACACGTACATAAAAATGGCTCCCTACAAGAGGGAGCCATAGTTGAAAAGTTTAGGGACTAAAAATTTTCTAAAGCCCCACAATCTGGACAGCGCCGGTAATCTTTCTTCCCCTCAAACTTACATGAAGGGGAGTGGTCTGTAGTCCAAGTGCCCAATTTCTCCCCCATATATACCGGCTGAACTTTCAAACCAGCTTCCATCCAAGAACGAAGCACACGGGGCCTATCGTCAATTACAAATTCAATCTCATCCTTCCGAATGGTGGTGAGCAGGTCAGCAAGCAATTCAGGCTTGATAACTGCATCAGACCTTCGGTCTCCTGCCGACCGCATCAGAATTAAATCAAAGGGAATATGATACCCCTCCAGCCATGCCACTGTATCTTCACAGCAGGAACTTTGTCTTCCTGAGAGGATTACAATGTTGTGAGTTGGGTACAACTCCCGCACCCATTCCGCTATCGGTGTATGAACCGCATCAAGCAGTACCTTTGACTCATCAAATGGGCTGCGGATGCCGACATGGTTTGCCAACGTACCATCAACATCACACAGGATGAAGGGCTTGTCACTTAAACGCCGCGTGAACTCCCCTGTTTTAACTGCTTGCCTATCACACTCGGCGCGGGTCAGCAGCGGGTTGAGTACCTCGTACATCTGCGGAGTCACAGTAGCCTCGCTCAAATCCTTTGCCTGACGGCGGATAACCATCTCACCGACACACTCAGTGCCAGTACGCAACGCATCGCGGCGGACGCACTCTTCCATCGAAGTAGTCATGAGCACGAGACGAAACTTCGCACGAGCACCCTGTGCGATTTCCTCCCAACTGTAGCGAGTACGCTTGACGCAATTGGTGTCGTCAACGATTACGTCGCGACCCATGCGGAGAGCCATCTTGACGCCCTCCTGCTCGTAGCGGCGGACGTACTCTTCGTTGTGCTTGCCGCCCTTGTCCCACGTGATACCGGGCTCCAGCATAAGACGGAGCGAGTCCCGGTTGAAGCGAAGCGTCTTGCCATAGGCCGCAAGTACCCACTGCTTCGTAAGCACAGACTTGCCGGAGCCGGAGATGCCGACCATGACAGTCAGGGTTGGGGCGTTCTCACGCCCTGCGCTGTAGTCCACGAACTGCTCAGTATAACCACGGTCAGCCATTAAATCTCTCCTCTTTCGGTAAACCCGATGAAAAACTCAAGCCATAGCCCCGCGTTGTCCTCGGGTAGGGACAGAGGATACCTGTTCTGGAGCTTCTGCTGCTTTCTTGAGCCAACTTCTTGAACTTGAGGATGTCGTTTTGCGTTTCGGCTACGAATTAAGGATTGCCCAGCCATACTCATCCCCCCTCCTAACTAGTATACGCTGCGTCCAAAGCGTCTACAGCCAGCTATACCCCATCAATCAACTGCCAGCAATGATGAACACACATCTCGTGGCACCCATACACCAGCCCCACCAACAAGAGGAGCAGAAAAATCAAAACAGAAAAAGAAATCCAATCAGGGACTCCCTCCCAGTCGCCATCCTTGTCGTGATAGATTTCACGTGACATAATTTCTTCCCATTGTCAGTATACCCTAGAGTGTGAGCAGTTTGGCTACTTTTTAGGGAGAATTTTCCATGTACACCAGCACTTTTTTCAATTCATCAGCCGTTATTTGTATTGATGCTTGACTTTCTCCCACTTCCGCAAAAGAGCCTTTTGTACTTGCTTAGACATGTGACTGCGGTCAAAAAACATGACCCCATTGAGATGGTCAGACTCATGGGCCGCGACACGAGCATTCATGTCGTGAAGTTCAATTTCCTTCTCAACACCGAGAACGGTGAAGTACCGCATCAGGGTTGTCTTAGGTCGGGCGACCTGTTCAAAAATAGTTGGTACAGAAAGACACCCCTCTTGCTCGTACAGAGTCTCCCCACTAAGTTCAAGGGTGGGATTACATGCCACAAGGGGAGGGGAAGTCAGCTTACCCTCTTTGGCTGACTCTGGAAAGTGCATAATAAAAATGCGTCGGGCTATCCCAACTTGTGGGGCTGCGAGACCGAGACCCTTGTAGGTGTTCATAGTAGCCAGTAGTTGACTAGCGAACCCCTCCAGTTTGGAACCGAACTCGGTGTCTCGCACCGGCTCACAAACTCGTGATAGTACAGGGTCATTCCAATACTTCAAGCTAAGAACTTGACTCATGCCATCCCCAATCTGTGTGTGGCAACCTGCTTAATCCAATTGAGAAATTCCTCTTCAGATTCTGCCTGTTTCCGGTAGTTGCACTTTTTACACGCCGGTACAACATTACCGGAGAGATACCCCTTCGTGTTGTCAAGCCGGTCAATACCATTGCACATGAAGAAACCATATCCAGTTTTCAATTCCACTTTCCGTTGGGGTTCAACCCCACAGTAAAAGCAATTGCCTTTGATGAGTTCCTGTGTTTCCTCATCAGTTAAACTGAACACCAGATGTCTAACCTTTGCACTTCTTCGATACTCTTTGAGTACCGACCTTGCAGCCGAGGCTCCAAACTCTTTTCGCTCACTCTCCCGTGTTTTGGTGTACAGACACCCACAACTCCTCGTGCTGCTGTGAGTCAGCTTGTACCTGCCAACAACAGCAGTATTGCCACAATCGCACAAACACTCAAAGAAGGTTTTTTGGCGTCTGGTCTCTTTCAGTCGCAACACAGTGAGGTACCCGAATCGCTGACCTGTAATGTCTTCCACACCGCGACAACCACAACTGGTTCGGATGCCACGCTTGAGTCTGCCGCCCTCTATCGAGCACTCTTTACCACAATCACAACTGCAAACCCACACCCTACGTTTGGTACTATCTCTCCGAATTGCGGTGAGGTAGCCAAACTTTTGACCTGTTAAATCTCCAACTTTCATAAAGCCCCCATACTTAGGGGGCTGATAGTTCAGTTACTAGAATAATACGGGACTCAACACGGTTTTGGCTAGTATTTCTCCAAATTTTTCTTCGCGACGTAGCAGACACCGCTTGTGGCCGACGAATAGCTCCGACCATACCTCAGGCTTGACTCCAGATTGAAGCCAGTGAACCCACACCCCGTCAACCACTTGCTGCTTCCAGTCGCGAGAGTTAACCAGTTTTCCCTTACGCATTACTTGACGTGCCCTGAGGTTGGTTTTCTTGTCGTACTTTATAGTTCCAGTCCAGAGTACACTACCATCTTCGGCATATACAGTGAACTCGTCGCCTTCTTGCAATTCCCGGGGCCCCTCGTATTGCCAGTGGAAACCATCCTCCATCATGAAACCGTCTTCATGCATCGCCCACCAACCGCCCTCGGTACCAGTCTCGCTGAAAAGGAATGCTACACCATGCATCTCTTTCATTTAGTCACTCCTGAAGCTTGAGCCCAACGAAGAGCCCCTGCGTGCCGGTCGCCGCCGACAATGGTTACAAGTTCTTCTGCCTTGTCCTGAAGGAACTTTGTGAGAGTCTTCACCCGTGCGATGTCTACTCGAAGATGGGTGAGCCGTGAAGTACCGTCAATCAGGTCAATAAACGCCGTGGAAGGGATGCAGTTGTCGGCTCCACTCAAGTATCTCGCCAGCCGCCAAACGAAGGCCATGACACCATCCACTGGCTTGTCAGAGAGTAGTCTTCTATCGTACGTGCAGTCTTCAATGAGCCGCTCCAGCGTGACATGATTTTCGAAGGCGAGAAGGATTTGATACGCTTGGTCTTCAGTTGGCTCCGGAGCGTACGCATACGACATCACGCTGCGTGACACTCCGTTGGGCACAGTGTATCGGTATCCGGCTGGAACTTCGGGTAAAGCCTTGCGACTCTCCTTCAGCTTCTTTTCAATATCGCTGTAAAGTAGCTGGCCGGGGTATGGTAGTCGCGTGGAGGGGTCGTAGATAAGGAACAATTGGCCCTTGGGGTTGTTGGAAATCAACTCGTGAGTTGCCCGGAGTTCCATCTGGCGAGAGGTTGGCATACGGTTGAACACATCGGTGTCCTCAACAAGGTGAGGAAACTGCCCTGCCCAATTCATCCGCAGGGAGTGGTCGCCGTGAACCTTCGCTTTAGTCGCCATGGATACTCAATACTGACTATTTCGGAACGGCACCCACCCACTCAGGTGGAAACACAATTCCCTTACCGTACTGCCACTCGGCGGCAATGCAATCTCTACCATCGGTGATGATGACACGAGGCACCATACCCATGCGTGAAGCCACACTGTTGGTGTAATGCTTGAATGCCTCTACAGCAGATTCAGGAGACACAAACCTGCGAACATACTCCGACGTTCCATCATCGAAGAACTGACAAACGCTAAACTCGTCCATCGTCGTCTTTCTCTTTCTTCTCCAGCCGCGAGACCCGCCGATGGAGCAGTTTGATGTTTTGACTCATGAGGGCAATCACGATGGTCTGAATGATGAATAAAATCAGTAGTAATTTCATCAACCCTCCCACGGGACTAAAGCAAGAGGTATCTGCACAAGCTTCGCACATTTGTTGTGTCCCAAGCGTTCGCCGATAGCCTCGGCAATCTCCCGCTTGAGATTACATTGAGGCGAACCTATGCCCCTTAACATGCAAAAGAACAATGCCCGTTTCGGGTCGCCTTCAATGCACCACCACCAATAGTCACGGAACACCTGAACGATTCCATTGGTGTCTAACACGTTGCGCTCTACGTACTGGTCTGTCATGCTGCCCTCGGCATAATAATGTGAACCGGCTTCAGTTGCTTCTTCGCATAGCGAATCGTTGTCCACGTTCCAGAGCGAACCTGTTCGGCTCCGGCTGGCGTGGCAATCATAGTCTCAACCGCGTCCACAATTTCTTTGTCACGTTTGATGAATGGTTTAACTTCGTGCATCACATCGTTGAAGTCAGTGAACGCCCGATACATCGTGTTCTCTTTGTCTTTGGGGTGACCGGGGTGACAAACAAGAATGAAGCCAAGAGCCTTGGCAAGCTTCGCCGCCTGAGCGTCGGACCCAATGCAACCCCATGGTGGAAGTGAGTGAACCCAAGATTCTTGAGGTATGAAAGGTACTCAGCCAATTCCAACCGCTGGTTTGGCTGCATTCCAATCTTCGTGCCAGTAAAGCCGACGTGAACAGAACGCTTTCTGTCCCGTCTGTCTTCCAACTTGAACACCCTCTCAAGCTTGTCCACTTCGATGAGTTCACGAGAAGGCACACGCCCAATGCCGGGAGTGGTGATTGTTCCATCGGTGTTGACAGGCCAGCCCACCTTTCGAGCATACGCCTCGTCGGGGTAAGGACACCAGTTGGCAAATAACGCATCGAAAACAGCCGACCAGTCTGCCTTGTTGAGACGAGAGTAGAGTGAGGCTATTTCATCATCAAGTGGTTCGTTCATCCCACACCCCCATGTTCGGCATGTCAGACTCCGAGAATGGAAACTCATCAAGTGGTGGGCGCATGTGCTTGTTGACAAGTCGCACCAAGAGTGGGAGTACATGAAACTTGGTGACTGGCTCCTCATACACCATGGTTGGAACATCGGGTTCCAGTACGATGGTTGGGTCAGGAGGCACATCGTCAATAATCGGTGTGTTGACCATCTCGGGCTCAGGCAGCGGTGCGTCTTCAAACTGCACAGCCGGGGGTGTTCTGCCTTCATTGTTCAACACAGTAGCCTCGGTCAAACCGACCGGCTTCGGCTTGTTGTCGGGGTACACAGTCTTGTCCAGTGAACCGGAGGCCGCACGTTCGCACAGAGTCATCAAGTGACCAATGCCACACGCTGCTCGTTCTCCGGGCTTGAGTCCGGTCTTGAGAACACGAGAAGCGAAGCCTTCCTTCTTCTGCTTGACTGCCCACCAGCCCTTCAACTTCACATCGGGTCCGATTTGCTTGGATTCAGAGCAGATTTCACACTTGACAAAACCAGCAGTCTCCTTGACCCTATCCTTCTTCCCGCACAGCAAGCAACGCCGCTCGTCAGTGCCTTCCTTGGTAGCCCAATCATGCTGGCAGGTCTTCTCCAGCTTTCTGATTCGGCCTCGCAACTCTTTGTCCTTCTGGAGCCTTCCCACCAATTTGGTGCGAAGGTCGCCGATACTGCTCTCGGCGGACATAGCATCAGAAGCAACCTCAAAGGTAACGCCGATGCGAACTGGAGCATCACTGTTGTCCACCAAGGGTTTGGGGACTTTGAGGTTTGATATTCCCAATGCGGCGTTGGAATAGACGAGCGACCGTTTTGTGGACTTCACAAGGTCAAGCTGGATAGTTTGAACTTCCTCCATGATACCCTACCTTTCACTCTAGTATACCTGATGCTGCTGAGGTTTGGCTAGTCTTCCAGCCGTTTAACTCCGGCTCGAAGCATTCGTTGCTCGAAGGTCAATTTTCGCAGCGGTGGGGCGACAGGCTGTTTTGCTTGTGGCGGGGTCAGTTGAATCACAGCCATCGCCAATTTTTCCTTCCATGTGTTTGCTTCTGGTGCGGGGGTTTCGAGTCTAAAGGGTAGCGGGGCTCCACTACCCACGGGTTTTCGCTTGGGCTGCTTCTCGCGGCGTTCGCCGGGGGTTCCTCGGTTGGGGGAATGGACACCCAAGAGGGTCTTCAAAAATGCCAGTGCATTGTCATACGCAAGTGGGCACTCCGGGGTACTGGCAACCGTGAATGTAGCTCCATTCGGGAAGCGGTACACCTTGTGCTTCTTTTGTCTAACCAGCACACCGCCGTGTTCTTCAATCAATCGTTCCAGCGAGGTCTTGGGGTCAGCCATAGGGCACTCCTACCAGTAGTGTACCACGCCAAACGAAAACGGTCTGAGAATTTTTCTCAGACCGTTTCGATTCTCCACACCGCCTACTTCTTGGGCTTCACCTTCCTCGGCTCAGGCACCGGCTTCTGGTGCTCCGTCTCACGATACACCTTTGACTCGCCGCAAGCAACCATGATGGCCGTGCGATACGCACGACGGCACGTGGTAAGCGGCAACTCCTCCACCAGCGTGGTTTCAAAAACGGGAGCGCGGTCGCGACCAAGCTTCTGCTTAATCACGGGCAGGATGGCATTGTACTTGTCATACGAGGCTTCGGTTAGAGACAAGATGGACTGAGTTTCTGGCTTCATATTAAACCCTCCAAATACTACTGGTTAATACTGCAAAGTTTGCAATTTGGGTTGATGAGATTACGCCTCACATGCCACTTAATGTGATTAGATTTGACTGCTCCCCTACTTTGATTCTCTGGAGTTTGTATAGATGCAAGGTGCCCACTTTTGACGTTCTTACGCCCCAGCCATACGGGCAATCTCGGGGTCTTCATTGACAGCCGCGACGATAGCCTTCGGCGTCTTCGGCGTTGGGGGAACCATGACATGAGAGACCTTGTAGCCATCAGGCTGAGCGATGAAGCGAGGAGCCTCGACCGGCTGTGCGGGAACGGAGAAGTTCATGAGACCAGCCAAGCCGCCCATCATTTCGATGCAGTCGGGACCGAAGCCACGCTCGACAGACTCAGGAGTCGTCAGCTTGCGTCCACAGCGGCCACAGCGTCCCTCGTGCCAGACTTCGAGACCGATGGGCATCTTGCCAGAAGCGAAGAACTCAAACGCCCGTGCCATGACCATGCAGGGCTCGCTGTCCATGGTCAGCTTGGACTTGCCAGTGGTGCGGAACGCGAGAGCGTTGTTCTTGTAGCGGTCGGGAGCGATGATGCCGATGTAGGTGTAATCCTTCTCGTTGTCGGAGCCGGTGAGCAGCTTGACGAAGTAGATGGGCTTTTTGCCCTGAGCGATTTCCGCCTCGGTGAGTTCAGAGACCTGCACCCGGTAGGTCAGGTGGGTCTTGGACTTTGCATTCTGAAAAGTGATGGTGGCATCTCCAGCCAGCATGAAGGCTAGAATCAGGTTGGGGTTGGTCATCAGCTTAGGCTGGAAGCCCTCTGCGTTCGCCGTTTCCAGTGCCATCACTTCCTGTTCGCTTGTCATTTTTCTCTCCCACCATCAGTATACCCGGAACACCGACGTTTTGGCTAGTTTTTCAGGAAAATTTTTATGCTACTTGGAGATTTTATGACTACCTACCCCTCTTGTAGGGGTAAAAGTGATGGGTAGGCACAAAGGGCAAAGGTTGTCAGATGAACATAAACAGAAAATCCGGGAAAGTCTTAATGGTCGGAGGCTTTCAGACCAACACCGAGAACGGATTGCTGCCGCTCTACGCGGTAAAGAACGCTCTGAAGAACACCGGCAACACTTATCTGAGTCCCTACGCAAAACATATCAGATTACACCCTCGCTCCATAAAGCTGAAGACCTAACAGGTTGTATTTTTGGACACTGGGTGGTTCTTGAACGGGCCAACAAACCCACCAAAGCGGCGATGTGGGTCTGTAAGTGTGATTGTGGTACAGAACAGGTGGTGTCAGGGTACCATCTTCGCCACGGGGAAAGCAAAAACTGGGGGTGCCGAAGAAATGAAGCTAAGGAACTACCGAAAGGAGTTGCTGGAGGCAATCGAGTTTTAAGCGGTTACAAACGGGGAGCTAAAAAACGAAACCTGAGTTGGGAATTAACCAATGAACAATTTTTCCAACTCACACAGCAGAACTGCCATTATTGTGGGCTTCCGCCAGCGATGGAAATGAAATCTTCTCCAACAAGCCGAACTGGGGTATTTGTATATAATGGTGTTGACCGTAAAGATAGCTCTTTGGGGTACACATCGGACAATGTAGTTCCTTGCTGTAAAGAATGTCAAAAAGCAAAAAGTAACACACCCTATGATGTGTTCATTGCTTTTATCAATCGTGCAGGTAATTTTCAAAAAGGAGCAAGAGCACATGCATAACATTGAAATTGCTGGATTGCAGTTTCGGTATCTTGCAGGAATTCATTCAGTAGGAATCATTTCACCGAGAGGGAGGAAGTACAGATTTCCTCTAAACACAGTACAGTCTAATCCCCGGTTTCGAGTGCAAAATGGAACTTCAGATGGACGAGTATCCCCGCAGGAGATTGCTGATTTTATACTAAAACGGCACCTGAAGTAGGTTTCTGTAGTCAGGACTCCTGATTTCAGGTATACTATCAAAAAAGGAGTTGAAACCATGTTCAAACAAATTTTTGTTGTGACTCTAGCAAGCCTTTTTGGCTCAACCTCTTTCGCTTCCATTCCACGTCATCACCACCACGTTCCTATGCACCACCTGAAGGTATACCATGGGCATCCTAGCTCATGGGCACCACTGTTTCCTCCAACACATGAAAGTTTATTAGCTCAGAACGTTGAAATTGACCGGCTGGGGCTCCCTCGCATCAAGAACGACCGGGAGTTGAATGCACTCGTCGCCAATGGCGACCTTGTGCCATTGCCGGTCGGTGTCCACCTGATAGTGGACAAGCACCTTCCAGCGAATCGCCGATTCTGCCGCCCGTGGACGGCCCAGTTTCTAACCGACCTGAGTGATGCCTTCTACGAGAAGTTCCATGAGCCAGTTATGGTGGACTCCGCCGTTCGCACGGTCGAGGTTCAAAAGAAGCTGCGGCGTTGGAATGGTAACGCGGCTCCGGCTGAGGGGGATACTGCCTCTTCACATTTGGCAGGTCTCACAGTAGACCTTGCCCGGAGACGCATGAGCAAAGAACAGGCTCAGTTTGTCGAGCAGTGGCTCATGCCTCTGTACACGAGGAAGCTAGTCGAGGTCGAAGAAGAGTATCGCCAGTTCTGCTTTCACATTATGGTTTCGGGGGAGTATGGTAAGTTCATTGACACCATCCCCTTAGATTCCACCGACGTTGCCATGGAACTCCTGCCACTGAAAAACTGATTTCAAAATGGGCATAGTGTTGAGTATGATTTGTAAGGATGAGGCTCCGGTTATTGTCCGGTGCCTCAACTCCGTTCGCCCATTTATCACTCACTGGGTGATAGTGGATACGGGTTCGACAGACGGCACTCAAGACATCATCAAAAATACCATGGAGGGAATTCCCGGTACGCTCTACGAGCGTCCATGGGTGAACTTTGCTCACAACCGCACTGAGGCTCTGCATCTAGCCAAGCCCCATGGCGACTATACTCTCATCATTGACGCCGACGACATGTTGGTGCCGAACGATGGCTTTGTGATGCCTGAACTTGAGAGCGATGCTTATAATGTTCGCATCGACTTCGGGCCTATTGTGTACTTCCGCCCTCAACTCATCCGCAGTTGCTTGGGATGGGTATGGCGAGGCGTGGTGCATGAATTTCTGGCGTGCCCTGATACTTCAACCACCGCTGGGATGCTGGAAGGGTTGACTCTCAAAATCAACCAAGACGGGCACCGTCGTGGTGAGTCAGACACATATCAGAGGGACGCCGTTCTACTTGAGGAAGCCCTCAAAACAGAGGAAGACCCCTTCTTGCGTTCCCGCTACACTTTCTATTTGGCACAGAGCTATCGTGATGGTGGTGACCTTGAGAAACCCATTCAATACTACCTTCAACGGGCTGAATTAGGGTTTTGGGATGAGGAGGTATTTCTTTCTTATCTCTACGCGGGGCGGATGCATTCTCACTTGGGGAAGGTGGATGAAGCCCTAGAATTGTTCAGGAAAGCAATTCAATCCTGTCCTCGGCGTGCTGAGGCTTCTTTTGAAGCCAGCATTCTATGTAGTCGTCTGAACCGGCATCAGGAGGCATACGAGTTCATCAGACCCGCTTTGTGGGCACAACCCCCGGATGGCGGGTTGTTCATTGAGTTGTGGATTTACGAGCGCGGAATCGAGGACCAGTATGCTGCGACATGCTATTGGACAGGACAATACAAGGAGTCACTCGACCACTGTCTCAATCTACTCTCTCGCCCGGACGTTTCCAACTTCGACCGGCAACGTATAGAGCAGAACGCTCGTTTCTCTCTTCAAAACCTCAATTAGAAACAAACTTTCCAGCCCTCTATTAGTAGTGAACCTTTTAGCAGCGCGGGAGTGGTGCATTGGCTCTTCGAATCGTTCACATAATCAATGACGACTGCGAAATTCTCTTTCAAAAGAACCACAACAAAGTGAGAATCCGCATCAGTGACTCCAACTTCAATTCCTCTCCTACCGAATTTGAATTAGAAGGCAGTGTTGATGCTCTACGGGAACTCGTGTCCACCCTAAACTTAGTTATGACTCATGCAGATGCCATGAGCGAGGAGATGAATTAGTTGAGTACGATTCATACTCGTCATTGCTTCTATTGTGGTAAGGCACTTAGCCGCAGAAGGGCAACAAAAGACCATGTAATCCCTCGGTCGAAGGGTGGAAACGACTCCAAACAAAATGTAGTGAGTGCTTGTCATGCTTGTAACCAAGACAAAGGGTGTCTTACAGTACAAGAATTCAAAATGGTAATGGCCCTTCGTAAGGGAGTGATAAAACCCCCAAAAGGATTCAAATTTCCGGGAGAGTTTGAAGATTAAATCTCCGAGGTGGTGCGATGCAGTTCTCTTCTAAATTCCTACATTCAACCCAAAGCTGTTCGCCCTTAAAGAAAGAGGCGACCCTAAAAGATATTTTGAAGGGGCGCGGCCTTGCTCTACTCACCGGAGCAATCGGAGCCGCTGTAACCTACAACCCCCCCTGAACCCCAAAACCCTAATGACAAAATGTTGAATCAAATTGGGCATGACATGATTAAGCGACTTCCTCAATCCATTCAAAGCAAAATTGGTGACCCAAATACCATTGTATTCAAAGAGGGCATTCCCGCTGATAGCGAGGACAAAAATGCAATTTGTCAAGTAGCTGAAGGAACTCGTATAGTCTACATCAACCCAAAGTATGTAAATGACTTTCTTCACACAGATTTATCTGACCAATGGACAGCGCATGAAACAACTCACATGTTGCAGTCGGAGGTTGACCCACGGGGTAACAGGTTTCCTGCGACCAACAAATCTGACCCTTATGGAAAAATGAAAGACCCTGATACAGCATGGAAGGTTTTGAGAGACCTTCGAATTAAAGGCGACCGTATGTGGAACCATTCCCGTGAAGAACAAGCGGCCATTGTACAACAATATGAAGCTTTGGTTGACATGTATAATAAAGCTAACCCAGTTCAAAGGGGGGAGATAGCCCCAAAACTTAAGATTTACAAGGGCTACATTGATGACTACGACCAATTGAAGGTTGGAAGGATTTTGTGACTAGCCCTATCGCTTCCCACCTCAACTGGTAGCTCACTCTTCGAAAAGACCGGCTTCCTTGCTATCCAGCACATCAAGAAGTTCTTCGATGTGAGGAGTGGCCGCTTCATCTTCAGCAACTTCATCCAGTTGCATCTCTACAGAACCCCCTCCTGAGTGTCTAGGGGCGGCTCCTGCCTTTGCAAGCTGTTCAGGGCTCCGTACCATTGTCTTGACGCCGGGAGGCTTCTCAGGGCGCTGACGGGTCACAGCGAGAGGTCTGGCAACCCGAGCCACAGTCTGCACGTTCTCGCAAGTGGCAACAACCCCACCTGTGTCTCCCTCTTCGATTTCTCCACCACCATCCTCAAACCCGCCGCCTCGAACACCGGGCGGGTAGTGAAGGTGGACTGGGGCCTTATTGGCTTCAGCGACAGCCTCGTCAAGACGCTCACCAATGATGAACTGCAACATGGTTAAGGCGGCGTCCTTTTCGTGCGTAGAGCACGCCTTAAACACTTTCTCAGCCGGTGGGGGCGTTTCACCCTCAGCCGTAGGCGGGGAGCCAACAGGCTTCTTGCACTGAGCATCCTCGAACTCAGCATACATCCGGCAACCGCAGGACATGTCAATGCTGAGTCGAGTGATTGTCGTTTTGTTGACTTTCATCGCCATCGCTTAAGCCTTCTTCTTGCCCTTGCTCTTCACCAGTTCTGGCTTCTGCACTGGAGCCTCTGTGGTCTCAGGTGCTGGAATCGGGGCAGACGGTGGAATCACTGTGATAGCAACCGGGTAGGTTATGAGCGGACGGAAGAGGTCCTCGCCAGCTTCATTCTTTCCAGCGGGGAGGACAAGAGCGGACAACCCGGCTTCAATCTGCCGAAGCTGAATTTCCTCAGGGTTGGCAACGAGGATGGACTGGTCATCGAGTACGAAAATGATTTTCATTGGTTCTTTCTTCCTTCTAGGAGATTCCAAGCAAACCCTTGACCCCGTTTTCAATCATGTCTACGGAGACAAAGAACGGTTTTGACAACACAGTGAATGTCACAACAAGCCCATCCACCACATAAGCGAGAGAAACTCCGTGTGATGTCGGCAGAGTTCCTTTAGAGAGGCTCAGGCCGTCCGCCGTTAGTTTGGCAGCGGCCTGAGTGTACTCATCTTGCGTTAGCGAGAGTTGAAAGCTCATGCAACTCCCTTACTTGAGTTGAAGTGCCGGGGTTGGAGCCTTCGCGTTCCAAGCAGCCTTGAAGTCGTCCACGCGGCTGCGACCAAAACGGTGCGGGATGGTAGCCTTGCCACGATATGGGTTGTACGCGACATGTAGCGTCTTTGCCTTGGCATTGCTGGTGGTGGATACCGGTAGATTCTCCAACAGGATGTCAATGGCGGCGACTGCGATTGGAACAAGCACTACATATTGAGAGGTCTGTGGGATGCTACCAAGTACAGCCTCCAGAGCCACGGCGGCAGTGTTGATGTCATCAGTCGGCGTGCCAACCTTCCAGTTAGCTGTTGCTGTCCTGAGGGCATTCGCAGCCGTAATCAGATGCTGCTTGACCGTGGGGTCGGTCTCGACCGCAGCAATGGCTAGAACTGCATCAGATACAGCGGCACCATCGGCAGGAATCTGCTTGTTGAGGTTTGACGCACATCCGGTCTGAGCCTGAACGACGGGTGTCGATACGGCGAGTCCGAATGTGAAGATGAGAGCTACAGCGAGTAGAGCGGTGAGTTTCTTCATGTTGGTTTCCCTCTTTCGAGTTGTTAGGAAGTCTTCGCTGACAAGTTGGACACAGTGCCATGGACGCCAGCCGCAGCCAGAATAGCCGTCACAAGAGCGAGAGCGGTGTTCGTGGTGTAAAGCTGGTCAGCCGGGATTGTGATGAGCAAGCCCAAGGCAGAGAGTGCAACGTTCAGAGCAATCGCCCACCAACCCTTGATGTAAGGGGTGAGCGCAGGAATTTTCTTGAGCCCCTGAATAAGCGGGTAGACCACGGCGACAATCGCCAACACCTTAGCTGCCGGAGGGACAACAATGGTGAGGGCCGTGAGCATGAGGAAAAACGCGAGTAGATGCATTTGGTGTCTCCTATTTCTTGCGTTGCTTCTCTTTACGGCGAGAAGCGTGCCACTTCTTCAAACCTGCAATCATCTTCTCCTTGTTTTGTGGGGAGAGGACTCTCTTTTTCTTGACTTTAGCCTTGGGCTCCGGGGGACGGTTCTTGTTCTTCCTCGGGCGACCACGGCGCTTTGGAGCTATCTGACCCTTCTTGGGCTCCGGTAACTCCTCTTCACTACTTAATACCGGAATTTTCAGACTTGGGTCGATTTCCGATATTTGCTGAGCAGAGAATTTGTAAGTTTTTCCGTACTTATTGATGACTTCGCGGTAGTTCGAGATGCTGGGGTCAATCTGGCGGAAGTAGTCCCGCATCAGATGGTCCTTCACTATGCAGTTATGGGCTACAACCCCATTAGCCACATAGGTTTCAGTGTTTTCTACGGAGAAGTTGTGTACAGTGCCAGCGAAATCTACTGACGCGGTTGACCTCACAGGCATGAGGTAGTACCCCCCATAGTAGGTGGTACTATGTCTAGTTTTGTGCGAACTCTCTGTCCAAAAAACCCTCCACGTTTTGGCGCGTTCCCCGAAATTGGTGACCTCACCATCGTGATAGTCACTCAAACTTGGGTAGCACCCCAACCCAACCAACAGGTACCATAGTTGATAGGCAAGTTGATATGATGTAGTAACAGCCCAATGACCCCCACTCTTGATTTTAGTATAGTAAGAGACTTCAGTATGGCCGTCTCCTTCAGCATATCCTTCCACCAAACTGGACAGACACTCATGACCCCATCCATAGATGAACTCAGGAAAATGCTTTGTATAGCAATCAGCCCCAAACCAATTACGAAATGTATCAGTCAGTGAAACAGAATTGACAAGCACCACACAGTGAGTACCACGTTCATCAAAAGTAGCTTCAACCCCCAATTTCCTGAACGCCGAAGCAACACGGACCCTATCTGTTCGTTGGTTCAATGTTATTGCGAAGTTGTTCAGGCCTTGAGTTCCCCCATCAGCCACATACAACCCAAACAACCAAGCTAACTCTACATCAGGAAGTATACTTGTGTTAATCTGTTTAGCCAGATGATGGTGGGATTCTGCGAACTCCGGCTGTGTTAAAGTATTGGGTAGTTTTGAAGGACAGAGAAGAAAATCAGTGTCACGTATATCGGCGGCTGGAATCCATGTGGGGACAGCCTGATGATTCACCTTCGTAAACGCCTTCCAAGTAGGTCGCACAAGCTGTCCTTTGTGATTCCTATAAGAGCGGATGACTAACACCTCGTGTTCTGGAGTACAACGAAATGGGAGATTTCCAGCCATATGAATCTCAATCAATTGACCATGATACTCTCGATTCATGTAAGCCGTAATACGTTGACTATTTCCATTCATATCCAATACATGGGGCTGTATACCATCTTCTGCTTTGAACGGGACTAATCCCTGCATCACAGTCTCACCGGGAAGACAATAGATAATGAAGTAGTTCTTGGGTACCTTGATGTCCCCTGTCTTAAGGGCTTCGACCACACGCTTACAGATTGTCATTGGGTCATGCTGGCTCTCAATCATGATAAGCCGCTTAACCAGAGCAGTGACTGTCTTCTGCCGAGAATGCCGCTTCGGCTCGTGCGACTGCTCTTCCTGAATATGAGAGGGTACTGTAGCGTCTTCCAGCTTCAGGTCTTCCTCAATCAACTTCAACCCTTCTTCGCCTTGGTCTTTCACCAACTCCTCTACTAAGGGGCAGAAATAGTAGACTCTTTCGTTGGCCGGTACGTCTGAAATGTTGAGGAGATTACGGAGAGGAGTTTCAAGCAAGATGCTTTTTGTCTTTAGGTTGATGCGAACTATGGCTTTACCATCACCGATGGCTTCTACGACCCCACAGAAATCGCGGGTATCTCCGTTTAAGACTCGCACAAAAGAGTCCACTCCAATACCTACACCACGATTACGGAACTCTTCTTCCGCCTCAGCTATAATGGACTGGACATAACTGTCTTCCACCTTGATGGCTTTGGACGGGCGGTTCGAGTCCCCCTCAGTTACAAGAGATACAACGCCAGTGATGGTTTTAAGTCTCAACAGACTCTGAAAGTTAGTGCTGCGAACGAATATATAGGGTCCTGTGGCGAGGTCAAAGGTGTCAAGGTCTCGTTTAATCACAGGGATGAACATCTCCAAAGGGTCAGAGCGGAATATATTGGGAATAGCTTTACCCACTCTACGGAGTGTACTTTCCGCAGTCTTTTCCGACCGTATTTCTAACATAAACCACTCGTGGCCAGCCAAGGAACTACAGTCACCATAGTAAAGAATCATAACCACACCCTATTCTTACGCCCCGGTTGCCACCCATTCAATATGTATAGCTCCAAATCTGAGCCTTTTATTTTCTTGTCCTCCGCACCCTTTGTTACCCACCTAGTTCCAAATTGGTTATTTTTAACCCCGACACGTAACTTGGCTTTTTCAGAAATTCGTTCTCTTACTTCTTGTGGTTTAGGGATGTTGCGATGAGAGTCAGACATTCTACGCCGGGTATCTTGAGTAGGGGTCCAAGGGTTATCGTGTTTGGTCTTCACAATTGCCGCACGTTGTTCTTCAGATATAGAACGCCCTGATAGTAGTTCTCCAACATGTGCCCACGGGCTATCAGGCTCTGCATGTCGTTGACGCATAGCTTCGCGTATTCTATTTCTATGCTCCTGAGAAATAGGGTCGGGAGCCCTAACTGGTTCCCCACCACAGGTTAAGTTGTAGCCGTATAGGGGGTCATTACTATGATATTTAGCAATAAAGAACTCTTCTAACTTACACAGTTGCTCAGAATTGCAAGCAGTGGAGACTGTACAAATGCAAAATGTGCTAACCCCGTACTTACGCATAGCGGCGTAAAGATAACCGGGCGCACCCCGAAGGGCGCACCGTGTATGCTGCTTCCACCGTTCAGACAACTCCTGACGGGTTCGACCCACATACACCTTCCCGTTTACCCTGTTTGTAACCGCGTAAACTAGCATCATTCAGCTAATACTGCATTTTCCTTAGCCATTGAGAAATTTGTCGAAATCCTCTGGTTCTATCAACGAGTTATCGCTCTTCTTAGAAGGTCGGGTACCCACCACCACAGGGGCAGCAGACGAGTTGAGGAGTTCATAAACAACCAGCGGCAGGGCATCTGCTGGCAGATTGGTGTTAGATAACCATTTAATAAACACCGCATCCACTGCCGCCACGTTTGGAAGCCGAAGAGAGAGTTTGTGATGTACTGTACCCGGCTCTGCCCATGGGGTACGAGCATAGATGGAGAACAATACTTCGATTACTTTACTTGTACTATAGTTTCGACCGGCTTCGTCCACCCATTTCACGGCATCGACCTGATTGTCTTCAATGATGGACTCGTAGCACTTGACGCACAAATCCTCCAGTGTGTCGTTCAAGGCGTCCTTGACCAGACTCACCGTGATGTTCCCCATGGAGGCTACCATACCCAGCCACTTCACGCCGTCTCTCACGATGCCCTTGGACTTCACAGCGATATGCCGAAGGGCTTCATGCTCATACTGGAGATTGTTCTGGTTTGCCAGATTGACTAGCAGCCCGAATACCAAGTCAGTGTGAACCCGCTCAAAGTAGAGAGGTGTGAGACGGCTGATGATTGACGGCGGGATGCCTTCAACCTGATTAGAGACAAAAATGAAAATGCTGGTGGTGTCCTTGGCCTCGGTGGGCTTCAGATAGACATCCCATGCTTCCTTGGTAAGCTGGTGGGCTTCATCTATGATGATGATTCTCCGCTTCGACATCGCAGACGGTGGGGAGTTCATCACGTCCATCAAGTTCCGGGCGTTCTCCACCCCGGAGTTAGACGCGGCGTCCACTTCCATGAAGTCAGAGGCGAGGTTCAACCCACGCTCGATGTCTCCGGCTTTGTCGATGAATGTACAAGAGGGGCACTTGCCACAACCAAGAGGGTCGTTGCCGGTACACATTAAAGACCTTGAGAGGGTGTAAGCAGTTGTAGTTTTTCCCACCCCCACGGGGCCTTGAAATAAGTAACCACGAGGCATGAATCGCTCAGTCTTCAAAATACATTGAAGGAGTCGTAGCACCCGCTCCTGACCCGCAATTTCCGTCCAATAGTTAGGCCGATAAGCGATTAGATTCATGTCACCTGATTCTCTTCATTGTAATACCGCGTCCCAGCCCCATGTGAAAGAAGTGGGGCGCAAGAAACCCAAGTGGGGCGCAAGAAACCCAAGTGGGGCGCAAGAAACCCAAGCCGGATGCCTGAATCCATCACCAGCCACATGCAGAATCTGCTCCATGCGTCGAACATCAAGAAGAACACCGCAACAGTCCACATCACGGCGGCTCTGGTTTCTCTCGCTCTTTCAGACATCGCTTCCCTCGCTCGTGTAACAGATGGAGGTCCTGATGGCATGACTACTCCTCGTATTCCGAGCACCATGGCTCATGCTTCTTTTCGGCTCCGCACTCCGTGCAGGTAGCATGAACAGCGGTGGCGACTTCCCCGCGAACGACAGCTTCCTTGCAAGTGCAATTGAATGGGCACAACCCCTCATGCATTGGATGCCCACAGGTACAGTTGGAGTTCCACACAGTGTCTGTGACGTACTCGATACTCATGACTGGGCTCCTGATGCTTTCTGCCTTAGAACCTGAGAGAATTTGAAAAAGGCATCTGCTGTTTCACTGGACATATCATCCTGAATTTCCCCCAATTGACGAATGTCATACCACTGTGCTTCTTCCCAACCTTCATTAGGTTTCAATTCACCTTCTGTATACATAGAATAGACATAGATGATAACACGATGGGGTACACGACCTGTAGTTTGACAACTTTTGTCAAAAACCTCTGATACAAAAAGAACAGTCTGTGGGTCCGAGGCCACACCAGAGAGGGAAAAAACACCCCGAATAGCGGCGTTCTTTAACTCTTCAAAAACCCTGATGGCTGAAGAAGGCAGTTCCCACAAACCGACCTGCTGTTTCCCGACCGACTCAGGACG